GTGGATGTGTCTGTCCGGCACAGGCGGCCGGCGCCGTTCGGGTGTGTTCATGTGAAAATAACTCCGAGGGCGGGGTATGTCATAAGTCAGAGTTGGCAGAGGGCAAACATGACCTTCATGGTGATGAAGTGTCCAAAGGAGCACGTACCGACATGGAAATGTCGCACCAACTGGTTCTAAAGACCAATCTTCTGTATGATGCTGCTCTCATGCCTTCGCTGGAGGTGGAGTATCTTATCAACGACCGATGGTCTGTCAATTTGGAAGGGGAGATGGCTTGGTGGAAGAACAATCATAAGCATAAATATTATCAGTTGGCTACCATAAGCCCAGAAGGGCGGTATTGGTTCAAGGTGAAGCGTCCGTGGCACGGTCATTACGTGGGGCTTTTTGGCGGATTCTCTTGGTACGATTTGGAGAATGGCAAGGATGGTTATAAGGGCGAGGCTGTGATGGCCGGTCTAAGTTATGGCTATATGTTCCCCGTCAGCCACAGGTTTTCGTTCGAAGCGGGGATTGGCGTGGGGTTCATGCATGCCTGGTACGAAGAGTATCTGCCGATCGACGGGCATTATGTCTATCAGCAGAGCAGCCGGATGAACTATTTTGGCCCACTAAAGCTAAAGTTTTCCCTAGTGTGGCGGCTGTGGAACGGTGACAGAAAGAAAGGAGGTGTCAGATGAGAATACAATGGGGGCATATGGGAATACTGTGTCTTTTGCTGTGTACAGGTTGTCGGAAGGACCTGTGCTATGACCACGATCAGCACGGGACCAGTGTCAAGGTGGATGCGCAATTCAGTTGGGAGCAGGAGTGGGAACGTCCCTACGATCACAACTGGAAACAGGAGTGGAAGTCGGAGTGGAAGGGCAGCTACGATGAACTGCGTCCAGAAGTTGCCGGAGGTGTACGTCTGGTGACGTATCAGGAAGTAGCGCGTTCTGGCGAAAGCAATATTCCCGCAACGGGCGGACGTCTTCCTCTGCCGGAGGGAATGGCTTCGTTGCTCTTTTATAATAATGATACCGAATATATCGTGTTCAACGACCTGACAGCTGTAGCCACAGCTTCAGCAACTACCCGTACCGTGAGCAGGGGCAACTTCCAGAAGCCGCACGCTTCCGAGCGTACCATGAACCAGCCGGATATGCTCTATGGAAATTACGAGGAGAACTACGAAACAGAGCGCACCTTGGAGCCGGTGAAATTGCCAGTCAGGATGAAACCGTTGGTGTATACTTACCTGATACGCTACGAGTTTAAGAAAGGATTGCAGTACGTGGCCTTGGCACGAGGCGCATTGGCTGGTATGGCAGAGAGCGTCTACCTGAAGGATGGACATACGGGTGATGAGACTGCAACAATCCTCTTCGACTGTACGAAGGAGGATTACGGGGCGGAAGTCCGGGTGAATACTTTCGGTGTGCCCAACTATCCGGGCGATCATTACATCAGGGCGGAGCGGCGTTTCACGCTGAACTTGGAGGTAAAGCTCTATAACGGCAAGTTCAAGAATTTCGAGTTTGATGTGACCGACCAAGTGGTGGGGCAACCTCGTGGCGGTGTTATTGTGGTAGATGGAATCGAGATCTCGGATAAAGAGGGGTCAGAAGGCAGTGGAGCGTTCGATCCCACAGTCGAAGGCTGGGGCGATTTTATCGATATTCCACTACCTATTTAATGAAACTAGTTAACAATTAATATTCATATTAAAAATCAAAGCGAAATGAAAACGAATCTTTTTTTGTTAGGAATGGCCGTAGCGGCATTTTCTAGCTGTACAAATGAAGAAGTGACGGATGTAGCTCAGAACAGAGCCATCAAGTTTAATCAGTTTGTGGAGAATAATACAAGGCAGGTAACGGAGTTAGATAACAACAACCAATTGAACTCGTTCTATGTGTTTGGTAGGTTTGGAAATGCAGCTGACAATTATGACACACAAATCTTCAACAACGAGTCGCGGTCGGCACAATATTATTGGCAAGCTGGTAAATTCTATTCCTTTGGTGCGTATGCAAATGGAAATGATGGCCAATTAGCAACCTCTGCAGTATCATTCAATGCCAATGATGGAGAATTGACATTTACTAACTATACTCCGAATGATACAAAAGACTTGGTTGCTGCGGTAATAAAAATGCAGTGTAAGCAAGATGCTTCTCAACAGGAAGCTGTAAATTTGACCTTCCATCACATGCTTTCACAGGTGAAGTTTACTTTTAATACTACAGATGGAAAAGAATATCAGATAGAAATCAGTAATTTGAAAATTAACGCAGTTAAGACATCTACAGGTAACATAACTCTTAAAGAAAGCAATAACGTTACGATCAATTGGGAAAATACCTCAGCCACAAAAGGAGATTATGATTATCCGGTTATATCTGATGTAGCTAATGAAAATAAAACAGCTTCATCTGAATCTAAATTAGTGATTCCGCAAAACGGAACAGATCAATTGAATGTAATATTCACCGCAACTGTTACGGGTGGAGGTTTGGATAAAACTGCAAATTTTACAGCTAATTTAAGTGTTGCAGAGAATATTGCAGGAGGAAGTAGTAATGCTAACACTTGGATTCCCGGTTATCGTTACAACTACACGGCTGAGATCAATGCGAATATGATTTCTGAGGGAGGAGAAAACCCTGAGACTCTTTGCCCGATTACATTCAATGCTACTGTAAATAATTGGGAAACAGCAGAGAATCAAAATACAACTCCTCAAACTCCTTCAGTACCTTAATTCATACAACCCCGCTTTCACCTGTTTCCATTTAGGGAATCTATACGGATAGGGGGAGATAGGAAAGCGGAGATATAGGCTATAAGGGGTTGAATGTCCCCTTATAGTCACACATATTCAGATTAAAACGTATGAGATGATGATGAAACAAAACATATTCTCTTTGACCCTTCTACTGGGAAGCCTGCTGACGGGCGGTTGTGTTTCTACGGTCGATGAACCGGTAGCAGATGCTGCCCCCATCTCGTTTGCTACCACCATGACCCGTGCAGCGGTGGATGCCAATAAGGATGGTATGGAAAGCTTCTTAGTCTGGGGAGGCTTCAATAATGCGAACAACCTCTTTAATGCCGAGACCGTCACGCCGGCCGGACACTATCAAGGTACCCGCTATTGGGTACCGGGCGCGGCACATAACTTCTATGCGCTCCATCCGGCAAGCTTGAAGGATAAAGCAAGTTGCGCTGATGACGGTGTTATCACCGTAACTGACTTCGATACATCCCAAAAGCGAGGAACGGAAGCCATCGACCTGATGACGGCAAGACAAACGGGCATCTCATATAAAGTAGAAAATCCTCCATCTCCCGTTGATCTCACCTTTAGCCACGAGCTGTCACGCGTACGATTTACGATCAGTACCGATGCAAAGGTGATCATTACGGGCGTAAAGCTGTGGGGCGTTGCCTATAAAGGGGATTTCACCTCAAACTCAGCTACTCCTTGGAGCAATCTGATAAGGGCAACTGAAAACGCTCCTTTTTTGCAAACAGAAGTGTTTGAGTTAGTTGCAGGGCAAAGTCAACACCTGCTGGCAGGCACATACGATGCTGCAAATGATAATTACGGCGACTTGCTGTTTATTCCGCAAAGCATTGATGAATCAGTGATTTTCTCTATGACTTGGATTTATGATAATGGTACAAGGAGAACTGTCAACGTACCACTGCCACAGGCAGGTCCAGCCCTATGGGAGAAGGGAAAGAGCTATCACTATCAAGCGACGATTCCTTCACCTACCACGAATATTACATTTACCGTAACGATAACCGATTGGAACGACCAGCGCATAGATGCCGATTTATAATTTCTAAAGGGAAAGACGCATGATGAAAAGAAAAAAACTATTTAGATATTATCTCAGATACGTACAGTTTATCGGGTGGACAGCACTTCTTTTTGCCTGCTCCGACGATTCGCCGGAGCAAAAGCCGGACGGAACGATGGAAACGGTTCGTATCATGATACAGACCCGGGCGAACGGTGAGAACATTCTTGAATTGGAAGAGAATGAATACAGGATTCAAACTCTCCGTATGTATGTATTCAGTGATGATGGGAAGTTGTTAGGTTATCATTATGTGGATAATACTACGGGAGATCAACAAACAGTAACATTCACCCTGAAGCTTCCGACAGGAACTCATACCTTTTATACCATTGCGAACGAAAATGCAGCAGGAGGGCTGAAAATAAACAATACAGGGGATACTGCCTATAACCTTCCCGGATCAACCGATGCGACAGAAGTTGATTTGGAGACTCTTACCGTAACTCCTGATGATTTGGAGTCTTTGACCTTCTCCACACTGCCGGCAGCAACCTATTTATCGGGAGGAGATACAAACAGCAAAGACGAAACCGATAAAAAATACACCAGCCCACTGCTGCCAATGGTAAGTAAGTATACTCAACAGGTGACCCCAAACGGCTCTGTAAGTATCTTCCTGACCCGTTCCGTGGCGAAGATGAAGTTCTATTTTACAACGACAGGCGTAGGAGAATGCTATATGGGGCGTGGGCTTTACTTATATAACGAGCCGGAATATGGCTATCTGTTTCCCGATACATACAGTGGAACAATTGGTCGCAAGGAGGCTGAATCTGCACCGTCTGATTGGAATACAAATCCGAATTATCAGGATTCTCACTTGCACCAGTTGAACGGACGCGTTATCCTGAATAGTGGTTGGTCGGATGAACCGGAGAGTTATGGTGACACTGAACATACAGAGCAAATGAAACGACTGGATATCAACTTGATTGAAGCGGATATAAACGATCCGACGAACCTTCAATATGAGCATTTGCCTCAAAAGTCATTCTATCTCTTTGCCAACCCCAATATATCTACCGGTCAGCTTAGAGAGGATGTGGTTGTTTCTGCGACAAAACCGGTCGGTGACGGCTATTATCTAAAGATCTTGGTTCACCAGCATGGAGCCGATCAAACGGGTGTAGAGCAGCACAAGGGTGAGAAATTCTATTTGCCCCTGCCCGCAGTGAAAGCCAACGACCGTCTCAGTATCTATTCGGTCGTTACATTGGATGGGCATATTACCCTCACTCCGCATTGGATGATTCAGGAATGGCAAGAGGGCGGAGGTTCTATTGAGTTTAATTGAATATAATAACGCACTATGGATAAGATTTCAAAAATAGCAAGTATAGCTGTCTGTTTCGCCCTCCTATGGGTGTTTAGTGCCTGTTCCGACGATATGTTGATGGAAGGGCAGGGTGCAAACGGTGTAGACATGAACCGTATGGTGGAGGTGGAGATCCCCTTCAGTCTGGGTAAGGGAATCACATCTCATGTGGTAACCCGTTCCGCTAGAGCAACCGATCAGCAGGGTAAGGATTCCCAACTGTCGGGTATCATGGTTTTCGTTTATGAGAATAACGGTGGAGATCCGAGCAATGACAAGCGACTGGCGTACCAGTTTTTTGAATCACCGCTTACTTCATTGGAAGGAAGTACAGGGGGGTGGATACCGGATGCAAATGATGCAACTTGCGGACACTTCAAGTTCTATATGCCTGTCGGTGACGTATATATTTACCTGATCGGGAATGCCCAAGGTTCCTTTATCGATTTCTTTCCTGAAATAGGTGAAAGTAAGTTGGCAAACCGTCAGGATTTCTTGGAAAAGGTGACTCCGAAATGGAACGGTAATATGTTTACTGTGGACGGTTATCTTCCACTTGTCGGTTCAGTAAACAACCGTACCGGTGCGTGTACAATCAAAGAAGATGAGAGTAACTCCGAAAAAGGAATTATTACCTATAAGAAAGAAAATGATGAAAAGGAGTATGTCATTTCGCAACAGACGGGTGAACATCCTGCTGTAAATCAAGATAACTCTTTCGTCTTGAAACGCCTGATGTGTAAAGTGTCGATGGAGTTCAAGAGTGGAACGAATGTAACTTTTACCCCTATAAGCTATAAGTTCTGTCATTGTGCGGAGTATGTTTCACCTGCTGAAGACAGTTGGGCAGGATATGATAATTTAAATATGATAGATACGGAAACGGTGACTTTCGATGCACAGACACCGAGCAGCTTTACGGTCTATCTGCCCGAAAATATTCGGGAGTACACCGGTGATAAGACAGAGTGGGAATTTGCTGACCGTGACCGGGTGAGAAAGGATGATAATGGAGAGAACCTATATGAAAACACCCCTTCTCAAGAGGGACATGAGGGACATTATCAATTTGAAAATGCCCCGGAAAAGTCTACCTACGTGGAAATAACCGGCAAATTCGAGGGAGACAATATCTCTGCCGAGACCAAGTATATTCTACATTTGGGTGATTTCAGTAATAATAAATTCAATGAATTCAGCCTGCGCCGCGATTACCATTATCAATATACGGTCACTGTAAATGGCGTGAATGATATTGTGGTAGAGGTGAAGGGGGAAGATGGTACAAGTAATCCTCAGGAAAAGAATCCTGCCGTAGAAGGTATTGTCTTTGAAGGTGGTGCACGTGTACAGTTAGATGCGCACTATGAGCAGGTGGAGATGAAACTGATGAAGAACAAGATCAGCGAAGGTGTCTATATCTATGCCAAGACACCATTTGGCAATGTCAGCTGCAAGTACCTGCCATCCACTCAAAAGTTAGATTCAAACCATAACAATCAACCACCCTCTATCGAAGAAGCCAAAAGCCTTCTTCAATGGATAGAGTTTAAAAAACAGGATGTTAAAGGTTCTTTGGCAAGCTATGGTGGAAATGGAGACAGAATGGATGTATTTGCCGCCTTGGATCATGCTTACGAGAATCAAACGGGAAATGATTATTATACCTGCTTTGTGGATGAATACTATTATACAACTAATCCAGTTGATGGTTCATCGATTGCATTAGGCGACTTTATCAATGCCGAAGACCGTACTTTCAGTTTAGGTAGTGACCTCCAATACAGCGCAGACAAACAGAGTGCCGTCGCCACTGCCGTGTATGTACTGCAACAGCACTCCATTGCCTGCTTCTATGACTTGGAAAATCAGACTGTAGCAAAATATGGCGTAGAGCTTACCGATGAGATTGGAGGATTGCCTTATGGATCGCCTGCAGGAGAAAGTTCTGATGCAAAAAACGGAAGAGGGAATACTATAACTGAAATAGGAAACAATACAGGTGTTGTAAATTGGGCTAAGAATGGCTTTCTATTAGACGACACAGATTCCAAACTTGAAGCCGGAAAGAAACGTTTAACTACAGGGTGGGCTTGCTTGGCTTGCCTGACCCGTAATCGGGATTTTAACGGAGACAGTAAAATTACAGACGATGAACTCCGTTGGTACACTCCGGCACGTGACCAGATGTTAGGGTTATGGATTGGTGAACCGGCTTTGCCTGCCAAGGCTGCGTTGTTACCATATTCAACAGATAATTTGAAAGGCAATGTATCTGAAAGTAATTATCCAATTTATACCAGTACGAATGGTAATAATCGGGTAATCTGGGCAGAAGAGGGTTGTTCTTTTGGTCCGGAGAGGCAAGCTGGTAACGCAGGCTATGTCCGTGTTGTGCGGAATTTAGGGACAACGCCTTCCTCGGATAGTTACAGTACAAATGCCGGAGAGTATTATCATTATGATTCAGATAACCGTACGATAGAAGTATTCCTGACCGATAACGCACTGCGCTCCTTCAGTTATCGTGAATTGGCTCCGCATCACGAACGAAGCGTGGTCAATCGCCCCTATAAGAAATTCCAGGTAGCTGCACAACCATATACAGAAGAAGCCACAGCAACGTGTAATAGCTCACATTGGGGAGATGCCTCAATAAAATATCAAAAGCTTCAAACAACAAATGCTACTCAAGCAAAGACCGCTACGACTACTATTGCCGCAAATTATAAAGGAAATGGAGAAGCCAATTTAAATACTACAGCAGTATGGCGACTTCCCAACCAACGAGAGTTGGCGTTGATGATTGTAGCGATGGGAACAACGTTGGGGTATAATATGAATGACTATAATATATATCATACTATAAACTGTGAATGCCGAAACAGTTGGTTGGTAGGAAATCACGACTGGACATATACCCATAATTATGTCCTCCATTGCCGCACCTCTTTCTCCAATACAAACTATACAGCTTTTGGGTATATATATCATGCACGTGATAAACATATACGTATGTATGGAGATGATATAGGCAGTGATGGTATGGGCGGTTGCCTTTGTGTGCGCGATGTGCAATAATTTAGCATATGAGCTACTGCTGAACGTTTGGTTTGGCAGTAGCTCACTGTGTTCATTATGCTTAAAAGCAGAAAACAGTTTTAAGTTTGTTTCTTGATCTGCCCTTTCTCAAGCAGTATCGCACTGCAAACTATAAAAGATTGCGAAAAATTTCTTCTTCATTTAATGTTGCATAATAATTGCAATAGAATGTATTGGCGAGCGAGTCGAACCAGTCGGGAGAACGTTTGATACGTTTTTTAATCTCCTCTTTCTTTTCTATATAAATATTTCCATTACTCATAAATCCCCAATGTGTTTCCGTTGCTTCTTCCATAAGCTTGTCGCAGGGTGGAAGAGCTGCACCAAACCCATTCTTGGGATTAAGCCAATCACGTACCGCCCAAAACAGATAAGCCCTCATGTTGGCGAAGGTGTATTCGCCTGTTATATCATGCAGCCCACGTGCGCTCTCGGAGAACTTGCAAGAATACACATTTTGGTACCCAAGTTCCTGCAACCGAGATAACACTCCTGCTCCTTCGCCGATAGTATCAATAAATGCTTTCGCACCCTTCTTGTCAAGATATCTGGTTATCATTCCGGCTACGTGCATATGGTCTGCCGTTCCAGCAGACTGGTGCGCTTCAAACTCACTGACATAGTTGCCATATCTTAGACACAGCACACTGTCGTCACGTCCCATGCCGGCAACATCGACACCAAGCTTGCAGCTTTTCTTTGGAACAAAATCATTTTCTTGCAGTTTCCTCCAATTCTCGTTGGCGATTTCAATCCATTCGTAGGGGATAAGCACATCTTCCGCCACTTTAGGGAACATACCGAGCACTTTCACACGGAACAAGTCATTCGGCCGATATAGACCGTCTTCCCATTTGAAGTCCCCTTCACCTTCGTTGAAGTCAGCTTGCTGGATAGGTGAGCACCAGTTTTCCACTTTGTCTTTCACCCATTCATAATCAACTTGACCAGGAATAACTATTTTCTTGCTTACAACATTCTCAGCATTAAGGGAACTTAACCTGAATTTGGCAAAACGGTCAGACTTCATGGCACGTGCAGCATATCCTGTGGTCACGTTAGGGTTGAACACTATTAGCAAACGGGAATTTCCCTGCAAATTACCTTCGATGGCATTGTAGATAACTTCTGATATACCGGAGGCTTCCGTAACAACAAACAATGTGTTTACGGCATGGAATCCAGACCATGCTTCCATATTGTCGTCAGAACTCTTGAACCCCGTTAGAAACCATTCTTCGTAGTTGGTTCTGATTCCTGAAGACAATAAACGTCCAGGCAGGAAACCAGCATTCCGGAATAGCCTGGAAACTTCCGGTATCATAATATCTTTTACTTGGCGACCGGACGGAGCTGTCATTGCAATTTTGGTATTCTTTACCAATCTTCCGTTAACCCAGCGTGGAGTAAGATACATAAAGCACATAGCGGCACAAGCGGCACAGAAATCCTTGCCACGGGCAGTTCCGGAGGCTACAGCGGTCATTCGGTTGTATTGAACCGAGTGAATAATATCCTGCTGTTCTTTATCCAAACGCGCTTTCAGCACATCGGAACAGAACTTGCACCAATCGTCTCTCCACGCCTGCATATACAAGGTTGCCTTATCGCTCAGATCCATTATTCTTCTATTTTGTCCGGCAATTCTTTTATCAAACTTTCGAATGGATTGACATTGACATCCTGCTCGACACGCTCAACATAACCACGTTTCTTACCCTTTGTTTTCAGATAAAAGATTATCGCAGTTAAATCATCATTATTGATTGCGGAAAGCAATTTAGATTCGACTACATCAATGGTTTCCTCTTCTACTTCCTCAGCACATTCCTTGAACTTAAGGTCACTGTCCCGCCATTTGTAATAACAGGCTCTCGTTATACCTACTTTCTGGCAGGCATACGAAACAATTCCATGACTTTCACGGAAATGTTTCAAAAACAATTCTTGTCTTTCCTTCTTTCCCATAATTTTATAACTTTACATGCCGATACGTCTTCGGCTTTTCACCAAAGACGCATCGGATATACACTAGTTATCAATTAAAACATTCAATCAAACAAGGACTGCTGTACGCATCCGTCCTCAATCTCTTTCATTTTTTTCTCATCCGGCCTCGGAGTTATATGATCCTTGTCATAGAATCCGTTCTTCTCCAGATAGAAAAATCTGTCCCAACCACATTGGTCGTATTCACCTTCTTTGTAAGGGGTTAATGCGGATTGTTCGGCAATGATAAATTCTTTTTTGGTCTTTCCTCTTTGCTTCCCTTTATGGGTATGGCAGTCAAATACATAATCAGGTATTGACATGTATCTGTTGTCATAGTCTTTCAAACATGTGGCAGGATAAGGGAAATCATTTGCATAGAAACCGCAATATCCGTATTTTACAACTTTCAGAAGTACGGTAACAGCCTTTGCTACGAAAATGGATGATTTGGGTGAACTACCGGGTTGCATATCGTCTGCTTTCTTCAATGCGACAATTTCAGTGGTAATAGCTTGATAGTTGAGATTACCTGCTATCATAATAAGCCGTTTCCAAAGGAACTCCCGATACCTTACCATTAACTCATTGGCCAGATAACCGGCTCTGATATCGTCTTTGCCGATTATGGCACGTTCCAATAATCCGGCAACTAAAAACATGTCATGCCCATTTTTGGTGTAACATCCGGCATTACTTCCGACATATTCATCCTTTGGCAATTCTATCCTGTCTCTTGAATTAAGCAGGTTACAGGCGAAATAATCAGCATCACGATTCTTTCTTGTGGCAAGAAGAATGCCGAGAGCCTTTTCAATGAATAGAGGTGATTTGTCCTGCCAGCTTTGTGCGTCATCAGCCTGTTTGAGTGCTACAATCTTATTCGTAACAAGGTCATAACAATCCTCTGCTGAAACACAGAGTAATCGCTTCCACAGATATTTTCTAAATCGTGGTGCCAACTCGTTAGCAGCATAGCAGGCATAGTCTTTGTTGCTCCTGCGTATTGCCTTCTGAATGAGGGATGAAACCTCAAACATATTGTGACCGTTTTTTGTGTATAGTGCATTTGCCATATCTCAATCTATTATGCGATTTCAAATTTTGAATTTGGATTCAATTTAATCAATTTTGCTATCATTTCCTCTGCCGTTTTTTCAGTTCCACAAAACTGATGAAATGTAGGGCGAGCAGATTTCGTTCCATCTTTCTTTATTCTGTAAATAAATGCACCTTTTGGCAAACCTTTTGAATTAATGTACTTTGTTGCTTTCATTGTCTATCTCTTATTTTAAATTATTACTTTGCTTTTCTTTTATAATGCTAAGATACTGATTTATAGTGAGATATTAAAATTTAAATATCTGATTAACAATGAGTTAAACAATGATTAACGGCTTATATATCATCAATGCAAATACATTTTGGTTTATGTGTTATAAAGTCATTGGCAACATTACAACCATAAGCTCCAACATTAGAAATAAGAATCTTATCACCAATATTAGTTGGACCGGAATAATCACGATGGATAATATCATTCTCAATACAGGTACATCCGTAAATGGTAACGTGTTCGACGTAATCACTATCGTTTGAAAGCACATTGCAAGGTGGATTTTTCGTATGGCAGACAAAACCGACATCATCACGCTTGCAATCCACAACGAGCATTGTTTTTCCTCTGATAACTTTCTTGCCGATAATGGTTGCAAGTAGAGACATGGAAGTGGAAACTATCGGTGTGCCATTCTCGGTGATAAGCTGCACTTCTCCATTAGGGAACTCTCTTGCAAAGACTTCACCAATAGTTTTGGCATACTCCTCATACAATGGTATATATTCTCCATATTGAGCTTTTAAACTGTCATCCATGCGACCGAACATGTTGCCGCCAATATCAACTATATTGGCTCCAAGTTCTTTTGCATATCGAGCCATCATTTCGGTACGCTTCTTGAAATACGACAGTCCACGAGCATAAGAAATATGACAATGAACACATTTGACTTTTATCAATCCTCTTCGTTGTAGTTCTATGATTTCTTGATAACTTTTGCTATCAACATCAATTCCAAATCTTGAAACTATGCCATTCCCAATATCAAAATTTAGACGCACTCCAATTGCAAGCGGTGAGGTGTATATTCCGATAAGTGAACCAAGCTCACCTACATTATCAACGTTCACTATTCCACCATGATTAGCACATCGTATCTTATTGCCCAAATCAGGGATAACTCCATTGTATATAATCCGGCTGTCATCAAATCCATAGTTCCGTGCAAGCTGATACTCTTTGGGAGAAACAACTTCTGCATATCCACCGATTTCTTTTACCACATTGATGAATTCTTTGCAGTAATTCGTCTTGAAACTGTACCCGATATTATAGTTTGGGTAGTATTTTCTGAAAGCGGCTACAAAATCGGTGATATTCCGTTTGAAGTCATTTTTGTCTGCAATGTATAGAGGTGTTTTCAAATCATCGCTTGACATTAATCTTTGCTGTATTTTTTCTAAAGTCAAATTCATAATACTTTCCCCATTTATTTTTCATTGCACATCTATATTCGTAGTTCTTTCTGGAATCAATGGTGGTTCCTCCTTCATTGGAAGCTTGGATACCGTAGCTGTGAAAATATTTAGGCAGGAGTACAACTCTGTTCATAAGCAGTTCCTGTAACATCATATCAACATCGGATATCGCCGGGTCTTTCAGATCATATCTGGCCTTGAGTGCTTTCTTGTTTATCCATCTTACATGACCGGGCATTCCCTTAAAACAAAATTCCTTGTCATACACATACAAAGCCATTTGTGGATTATCAAAAGCAAGCCCAAGATTTAAATCGTAAAGTAGCTGGCCGATACGGAGTATTTCATCACATGTGCGTTCTTTCCAGTCAGGGTAGTTTTCTGCTGTGATGGCAGTATAATTGTCAAGTCGATAACAGAAACGCTTTATATCATCATCGGCAACAAATATCACATCCTCCGGTGTGTTTTCAATTATCCAATATAGCGTTGACATGAAACTATGTACCTTGCCGCCACATTCAAGCGTGGCATCCTTAGGAATGACAAGCATATCATCTATGCCGGCATTTCTATAAGCATCAGCTTCTTCTTCCCTAACGACATAAGTACAGTATTCAAGGCAATTCTTAGTCATTATTTTATGAGGTCGCTGATATGACATGACGTATATGTTAAACGTAATACCGGGTGTCATAGAACTTTTTCATTTTTAATCCATAATTTAGTTCATATGTGGATGGAATTTCATAACCAAGTAATTGTTTGCATCGCAAATAAACCATATTGCAACCTGCATGACGTACAAACGGGAGAGAGGCATTGATACGCGGGTTTATTTCAAGCAGTACCACCTTGCCGCTCTTCTTCAGAATGAAGTCAAAAGCCACATTACCATCAAGTTCAAGTTCTCTCACAATCTTGCTGACAATATCATACGCCATGTCGTTGGACTGGATTTCTCCATACATAATGGAGCCGAAAGCCATCATGTAGCCGACATAACCGCAGATATGAGTAACTACTCCTTTGTCTGCAAGCGCACTAACGGTGTAATCCAGTCCTTCGATTCTCTGCTGAAGGATAACCTTATTTTTACCATTGTCAACGATGGATTTCAAATCAAGCAAGGATATGTATCTGTTTTCTCCGAACTTGTTGAATAGAGAGGTATCATTGCACTTCTTGTCATCCACAACGGCGAAGCCTTTACCGCCGCACAGATTGTCCACTTTACAACAGATAGAGCTGTTTTTGTACTTGAACATAGAGGCGAAAGCATCCACATCGGAAACACTCTCAGGAATGATCTGTTTGGGCATTAAGCCGGCATAACAACTATAAAGAGCAATCTTATTGTTGGCAACCAGAAGACTGTCAATAGAAGAAACAGATACAAGAATACCGTTTTGCTCAAACTTATCTTTAGCGCGAGCCATTATTTCCAACTCCAATGTCGCTGTAGGCATGATGATTGAAACATCATATTCCTTGCATAAGGATATGAGTGTTTCAACATAATTTGGAGCAGAAATGGGCGGAACCACAAAATTACCGTCTGACAGTTCAGCAGGCGGGAGGTTGGCCGCAACGGAATTTGCGACATATACTTTTATATCAACTCCGTCTTCATTGTTTTTCAAACAATCTATCATTTCTTTTACGTGGATGGAGCAGCACGTAAGCAGTACATTGAAATTTTTCATTGTTCTTTTTCTTTTTTAGGCATAATCTGGGCTTTTATATCATCGTACCATACGGCACGTGCTTTAATCTTACGCTCTCTGGTGGCGTTTCTGGATACAAGAACTTTCTTGTCGTCAATTCCAAGAGCACGGGTCAGATTCAGATGGTCTATCTCGTTACGACATACAATCATCACATAATCGTATTTTTCATAGCGTATCAGTTCCATATCCTTGATCTTTGTTTCTTTGACATTCAGATTTTCAAGGTCAAGGCTCAAATCGATTTTCAAGTCTGCGGTCCATTCAGCCAGCTTGTCCATATCCCATTCGCCGGCATGGGTGTTCGCTTTGATATTAATAGCCTTTAATTCTGATTCACTGTAACCAATAAGGCGTTTGCACAAAACTTGAGTGTCAGGATTCTCCATAAGAATGGAAACACGTTGGTGTCCGGATATGATATTGTTGTGTTCGTCAATGACGATAACGCCGAAATCGCCAAGGTTGTCAAGTGACTCCTTCAGCTTCTCCTTGGCCTTCTTCTTTAATGGTTTACGGGGATTCCCAAACTCTGTCTTAAGTTCGGACACAGGCAGTTCTATAATTTCTATTCTTTTATCCATTGCTCTTTTTTTATAATGAATATATGTATGTTAGACCTGACAGAGGAAGTACCGATATCATTAAATCCGAGTTTCAGGGCATTCTTCCATGCAGCGGTATTACAGGGATTGATATATTGGTAAACCCCATTCATTTTAGCGATGCGGAAAGCATATTCAAGGATAAGCCGGTTACATTCATAGCCTATGCCTTTACCCCAAAAGGCTTTGTTAAGGATATGAGTGTGAAGTTCTCCAAATCCGTATGCTGATTCATCTATTCTATCTATGAAAACATTGCCGACATATATGCCGTCTGCCAGAACAGCAAAGCGTATACACTCATCACTTTCTGACTGTTCTCTATAAAAGTTGTTTTCTGATTCAAGGGATAGGGGAGAGTAGGGGCTTTCGCAAATAGCGTACTTCCATATATCCTTATCCTTACGCATCCTCCAGCTATGTTCTGCGTCGGATATTCTTTGAGGCCTTATTGTTACTTCCATATTTTCCAAGTTATGTACAACTTCATACATTTTCTGCGTAAATGCCTGCCGGGCATATTCCCGACAGGCTTAAACACAAACTCAATCATTTTTCAAGCTACTCGCAAGAGCACTCATGCAATTTTTCGGCTTCTTTCAGTCGTGTCAGATGGCAATTTCCATCACCCCGTAAATTACATAAGCCTTTTTGTCCTTGTTTTCGCTTGACTACTACTAAGGGTTGCGGGAACTCAAGGATTCGAACCTTGTTCTTCGGATTTTCAGTCCGACGCATAGACCAACTTTGCTAAATTCCCTTGTTAGCTAATTGAAGGAAGCAAGACTTGAACTTGCAATCGGATGATATTCCACGCTGTCAGACTGTTTACGTCCATCCTTTTTCACCGCTGACAGGCGGCTACTTAACAATCCCATTTCTGTCATTCCTTCAATTTAGCTGTTTTCTCTTATTTCTGCCTCAAAAATACAATATTTTATTTGTCTTTCAAATAAAACTGGGCAAAAATACTATTTTTCTACTCTCAAGGTCTCAACCTTCCAACATTTCATCATATGGTCTGTATCTATTCCTATATTGAAGCGTTTGCCTATATAGTTTTCGTGCGCTTCTTGTTCCGGAAGGTTAATGGGGGTAACGAACCAGTCTTCATTGCCATGCTCGTCTTTCAGATAGACTTTTACTATCGTTTTCATAATTCCTCAAATTTTCCAAGTTCACATTCTATAATATCAACTTCACTTTCATTGGTATATAAACCATTTTCTTTGGCAGCATCAATAGCAGCATTTTCATAAAGAAATACACCGAAACACACTCTACTTGATTTTGTTTTCCAAATATCAGTTTGAAACAAAACGTATACTTTATTCTTCATCTCCCCACAACTTTAGTGCAAGTTCATAATTCTTCTGTGCCTCATTTACGGCTTTCTTGGCATAAGTAAGAGTGTAGGCGTGTTCTCGTGGGTATTTGCCGGACTTCACACCTTCGTGGTATTCTTTAGCTTGTTCCAGCTTATGTTTGTAGAAATCGATACTTTCAGGCATTGATAAATTAATTGTGTTTGCACGTTTATCCCAATACTCAGCTTTGCTTTCGTGTTCAGTAGCCTTGTCGCTGAATGCAACTGCTTTGTCTGTATTGTTCCAAGCGTCCTCTATTGCTTTCCTGTGCCGTCTTTCGCTGTGGTGTCCCACCTTGATAGGTTCACCAAGTGAAAGAAAATCTCTATCTTTATTAGATTTGTCAAAGTATTCTTTGCTTTTACGTTCTGCCGATTCAGCCCATGCCCTTCTACGTTCAGCTCTTTGCTTCGCCCATTCCTGTACATTAAATCCGTCAGCCCGTACAATCGAGTAGTAGAAAAATCCGTCTTTCTCAAAGATGAGATTAAAGACGATACTTTCGTTCTCATTACCGTACTTGGTTGTAACCTCAATAACTTCTCCTTTTTCGTGCTTTTCATCGCACTTTGCCAAAAATACATTTGGACAGAATTTTACATAAGTGTTCATAGTGATAGTTCGTTTAATATATTTCTTGCTATTTCATTAGCTTCATCAACTCTATTGTCTTGTTTTACAGCATCATGAACAATCAATGCTTGCTGTTCCAAATAACCTATATCACAAGGTTCTACATTGTAACCATCGTACAGGATGGCGTATGCCAATTTTTCCGCTAGACCTTGGCAATGATATCCTATTTTATTGCCTGTCACAATCATCACGCACCATCCGATTTTGTTTGAAATCTTTTCCATGACATTAATCTGTTAATTGATGGTAATAATCGAACTCTTCTCCTTCAAGATTATTTAAGGCATAGTCGTGGGCTTTTTCATATAGATTCAAATATACAGAAGATAACTCATTCATCCCTCGATTATGGAGCATCCAGCATCTATGGTTCAGTACTATTACAAGTTCTGTCAGATACTTGTAATTATCCTTCCATTCTTTGAATGCTCTACGAAATGTATCCTTAACTCCACTAATGCCACCAAACTTTTCAGCGATGCAGAAGTCATCCCAAAATGTGGTTATGCAATCGTAACCGTATTCTTTTTTCTGATACTCTTGAAATGTCATAATCAATCCTCCTTGTTATGTTTTCGTAAACTTGCTTCTTTCAATCGAGTGAAATGCTCAATACGCTCTTTATCATCTTCCCTTGTCTTTATGGATACATCTTGAATTTGTTTCCTTTGCTCTTCAGTTAACATATAGGCGTGTTTAGTCCATTTTATAGTCCCGGCAGGAACAAAATCAAAATCGGAAAGCCGGAATGTAGGTATTTCGTATGAATGTAAGACTATTTTTGCATACTCCCGTAAATCATTCGTTTCCCTATCTATTGCATTTTGTTCGCATACAACCACCATACAAGGGTAGTAAAGGAATATAATGTCTTTTGCCTTCATTGCTCTTAATTTTAAAATGATGGATCAATATAATGATTCTGGTAATGTAGCATAAGAATAACTCCGTCTTTATAAGACTGGCCTTCTGCTACCCAATATCCGTTTCTTCTTTTAGTGAATACTTTTGCATCGCCTTCAAGTTCGGATAAAATCTCGTACTCTCCAGCGTAATAATCAATACACTTGGTTTGATTGAAAGTGACCTCAATCTTGCATGGGGAAACTATTTTGGTTACTGTGGCTGCACGTTTATCTGAATAGTAGCAGATTGTGCAACCTAATCCGACTTCAGGAACAAGATCCTTGATTGCTTCAAGTCTTGCTTTCTGCATCTGATCGCACCAGTCTGATAATTTAATACTACCATCAGTGGGATATTTTTCGTTCTCTATTTTGTGGAGTATGGCAAAGCTTTCTTTGCTGGTTAATTTACTGGATGTTTTCATTGTGCTATGATTTACTATGTTATGCTTTAAATTCACCTCTTAATTCTCCATTATTATATAGCCTTACAGCAACCACTCGAACAGAAGCGGACAAATACCGCCCGACATCGTTTCTTAGCTTTCTTTCAAGTTGCAGGGCTTTAGCCATACTTTTGGTTCTTTTCCTTAAAGTCTTTTTGAATCCGAAAACATAATCTTCGGTATCAATCTCAAATGAATATGTAGTGGAATACATCACTCTTTGAAGCTCTTTTGTTAGTTCTGTTACTTTGCTCATTTGCTCTCTTCTATTATTAGTCGTTATTATTTCCAAGAAGTTCTTGTAAAGCAGACTTATATCCGTCCAACGCCTGTTGTGTATATCCCAATCTGAATTTTTTATCTGCTGAAAGAGAGTCGTTGTTCAATCCTTTTTCAATAGCTTCAATGTTTGCTTTGTAGTATCTGATAAGTTCTTCTGTTTTCATTGCTCTTGACTTTTACTTGTTATTAATAGGTGTTATTTTGATATTGTAAAGATACAAATAAATAATTGATTTACAATGGTTTACATCTTTTATTTTCATCATAAAATACTGAAAGACAAAGATTTAACTTTTACTTGCAGAAACGAAAAAGGCAGAACGGACTTCTCCATTCTGCCTTAATGCAAGCAAATGTTCTATGAATATAAAATTAACTTCAAACAAATGTAGGCGTAAACTCGATACCCAACGCACGCGCAATGCGGAAAAAACTTGATAACTGGATATCTACTTCCCCTTTTTCCACACGGGCGATATAACTTTGCTCCTTACCAATTTTCTGCGCCAACTGCTTCTGGGTCAATTTTAGCTCCTTACGGCGTTCACGAAGTATATCACCATAATACCATGCCATCGACTTCTCATTGAACTTCTCACGAGTATCTGTACCATGTTCCCCATATTTCTCATTAAGTTGCTGGTTGGTTGCCTTGAGCTTTGCCAATTTCTTTTCATCTAACTTCATAACGATAAACTAAACATTTGAAAGTATTTTATGCGCTTTCTCGTATATTTTTTTTATCTTTATGGTTGAAATAAATCACGCCGACAATGGCTATGACCGATACAAGCCCGAACATAATCAATGCTCCCATTTTATCATCCTTTCTTTTTGTCATTGACAAGCCAAAGACCTGCCAATAGTGTGATTACTATTGCCAACGAACCTCCAAGATATATTATCCATTTTTCCTGCACATCCCCGAAGATGGATGTCAACACAACTGCGGTGGTTATATACTTGGCTATATCCATCAGCTATTTTCCTAATTCTTTTCTCATGATGCAAATATAACTAATTAGTTATAATAAGACAAGCTTTATCTATTATTTCTCATTAAACTTTTTCATTGCTCAAATACTTTTCTGTGATTATCTCAACCGATTTGCTTATCATGTAATCCGTATCGATTCCTAACTGTTGGTAGAAGTTCCCATTTCCGGCAAGACTTTCACTTGCAATTTGCAGTGTTCTGCGTTCTTCTTTGGTGAATCCGATGCGGAAGGTGCGGAAGATGGATAACGCTTCTTTCAAATTTCCAGAGCGGAGTAGGGAAGTGGCTTTACTTGTTTTCGTTTCCATAATCAACAACTGGCAAGGCGACTGAATAAATAATGTTTAATCCGCAGGCTACGATCAGCATATCATTCTTGATGGAGTATGTATATGAATGGCGTAAACTTCCAGTACAATCCCTGTATTTTCTATTACTGTTCATTAATTCGCAGTAGTCTTTAGCTGCTCGTATTGCTGCATTTCTTACATCAACAGGAGATATTTTTACATTTACATTAATTTTCATAATCTACCTCAGGATAAAATTCACGACCTTCAAAATCATCTGCTGTGAGAATGATATCTTCACAGTTTACCATGTCTTCAACTTTCTCGAAAGCGGAGACATAATCTTCAGCTTCCACCTCTACCACTTTGGAGAGGGTTTCTATTACTTTTATTTTGTACTTTTTCATTTCGCGCCTCCTTTCTGTATTCCAGCGTGATAACCGTCAAGCCATATCAAAAGCTCTTTTGGCGTATGATAACCGCTTAAACGGTGACATGGTACTCCGTTTTCACATACCCTGTTGCCAGTTGGAACTGTATCGTGTATCACGATTGCATAAGCGTTTCGGGTGAATGAGGAACTTGTCAAGTGCATATTGTTTGCCTTGCAGTATTCCTCCAACTGCTTAAATGCTTGCTTCTGTGTCATTGTTTACTTCCTTCTTTAATTCTGTAATAAGAGCATCAGCACCGCTAATGCTCCACTGGGCTAACGTTTCGCAACTTGCATCCGCACACTGATCATGCGGATTGGAAGCAAAGCCTTTCATAAGTTCCTTTGCTATCTCATACCTACGTTGCTCCCAATCAATATCTCTATTGTCAGCGCTTGCGCGTTCCCATTCTCCTTTATATTCGTATTGAAGCTCTGTTATTTCAGCAATAGTGCGATACGTCATATTTCCACAATAAGTACTTGGAACAAAAGACATAAAATCGTCAAAAGTCTTAATTCCGGCTTGCGAACAAAAATTGTAAATTCGTCCATTCATGCCGGATATTTTCTTAAAATCAGATAGGGTTGTATTATTTGCTATCATTTTGGTTCCTCCTTATAAATTTTCAAATCCTTGCTTTCATTCTCTAATGCTTTTGATGATTTTACAATTATAGAGTTGTCCGATCTAGGGCAAACCAACACAGTTCCTCTATCTGTTGTTATTCTTACATTATGAGCATCTATCACTTTAATAATAAAATCGCCAACCACGTAGGTTGATATGTTATTCAGTTCTTGTTGTATCATAACTCACACGTTTTAAAATCTTCATCACACTCTAAACACTCCCATTCATATTCAGGGTTTCTACTTGGCACCAGCCTACTGCCGCATTGGGGACAGGCCGGGAGCAGGCCTTTGATGAATCCAACCTCAATGCCAATTCGCTCTCCGTCATGTATAGCATCAGCCATTTGCAGATCCGTTTCTACCATTGTTTCACTGTCATCATTATGCAGTACATACAATGTGGCGAGGTTGGCTTTCCACATCTCCATTGCATAATTGTCTGGTACTACCAACCAAACAAAGCCATCTTTAGTTACTTTCGTTTCCATTGTAATTCATCCTCTAATAATCACATATCTTCCAG